CTCATAAGGCTACCTAGATTGTGCTGCTTTGCTCCATCTCCATGAGTCGTACCAATTAACGAGTTACCATAGACTGAGTATTTACGATGAGCTATCGAACAGTCAAATGTAATATTCTTAGAAGTGTGGAAGTGAGCCTCTATCGTTTGAGATAAGAAAAAGCCAGACTGATAATCGTGGTTTGATGGATTAAAAATAAACTCAACATCTGCCACTTGTATAAGCATTTCTAATATGTCTATGTATAGCTTCTTAGCCGTTAAAAACATATCGTACCACATTCCAGAAGTATCTTGAGGAGTTCCGCTTGTTGTTGTTCGTCTAGGCGTATCGGTATGCAGTATGTCGTTACCACCTATAAACATTATTTTGTCAATGTTAAAACCATTAGACTTATCTAGTAAACCCTCTACTCCTTCAAGCACTCTCTTTACTGCTATGTTTTGGTCGTAGTCTGTACCAGTTTCATAAGCTGTACATAGTTTACCGATATGTATGTCTGCTGGGTCTATGATTAACAAATGCCCATCCTTTGACTTCTTACGTTTTATTGTTGGGTATTTAGGAGCATAGTCTCTGAACTCTTCTAGTAGTTCATCACGCATCTTTTCAATACCAATCTGCTCAGGCGTTTTGTAATTCGGATTCTTAAAGTATAGACTAGCATCTTCTGATTTAATCCAGCCACTTTTGACGCTGTCGACATCTAGTCCAGCAGCTTCTGCCTCGTCTTTGATTCTTCTAAACTGCTCTAGTACTTTAACCTCATCCTCTCTGAGTCTGTAACGTCTTGAACTTTTACTACTTTCTTCAGCTCTTTCGTGAGCTGGTTTGTTAGTTCTTTTGTCTCGTTTTTTCATATAGATAAATTAAGATAATTCCCAGCAATATAAGAATAATAATTAACTTGTTCCATTTCTTGCTGTCTGCCTTAGCTATATGCTTTGCAGTTTTCTTATCTTGAAGCTCTAGTTTATACTCTCTTTTGTCTTCTGTCTTTTGCTTTCTGTATTCTCTTCTTTTGTCTTTACGAGTAATATAACGAATCTCTCCTTCTTTAGTTATTACCTTCTCAATAATCTTAGTAATCTCTATGTATACAGTATCGTTCTGTATGTAGTTACTATCTACTACTGTATTGGTTTGTACTGTGTCGCTTGTTTCTGTGAATGTTGCACCCTTTTTAATAGCTTTGTTGGTGTGTTTCTTAGCCTTGTTTATATGATACTGAGGACTACACGAAGCTATTAGCATCGTTACAATTAGTATGTATCTCATAGCTGTTATTTTGGTGCGTATTCCTTAGAGAAGCTCTCTAGTCTTCTTAGCCATCCTCTTAAAAAGCGTTGGTTATTGGTGTACCTTTGTCTAGCTGTTTGGCTTTTAGCGTTTCTTGGAGTAGTAATGTAGTGAAAAAATAGACGTCTAGCCTCTACGCATTTTTCGAATAGTTCTTTTTCATCTGCTTCGTTGATTGCTGTTAGTGTATTCTTGCCTATGATACCATCTCTAGTAACTCCTAATACTCTCTGCATTTGTTTTATAGCTGTTCTAGCACCAGAACCCCAAGCCCAAGATACTAAACAGTCTGCAATACTTTGATGTTCTATCTGGTCTCCTTTTACAGCATCCCAGTACTTAGACTTGAATATTAAACCCCAGTCTTCATGATTCATTTCTAAGAATCTTTCTACCTCATCTTTGCCAAATACTCCTATCCAAGCCTTATAGGTCACCCCCTTCACCGTGTGTATCTTGTCAACACCACAGTGGTAGCTTGAAGCAGAATCCTTTGGGTCGTTGCTTTCGCCTCCCTCCCAACGATAGAAGAAAGGAACTATATTATTATGATTTGCCATTGTTCTTTTTTATTGATTCGTAAATATTACCACCAGCTAGAAAAGACAAAAAGGTTAAAAGCTCAGCCAGTACAAACTCAAAGTTTTCATAGGTTGTATAGATGAAGCATAGAGGAGTAACTAATATAGTAATCACATAAAGAAAGACAGCTCTTTTAGATGACCTCTTTACAATTACGGATATATGTCTAAATAGTTTCCTCACTCTTTTAGCTTCTTCTTTTTTATTTTGTTGTCTAGTATTTGACCTTTAATTCTGTGATACAAAAATACTGCACCACCAATAGCAAGAGCAAACTGTAAAAAGTTGTTAATGTCATCAAATGTAAGCCACTCGTAAATCTTTATGAAACCAGTAGCAGCCAGAGAGAATATCCCTCCTATGTTTGCTTCTTCGCTATTCATTAGGTCTTTCATTAGATTTCGTACTGCTTCAAGCCGTCTAAAGCTCTTAACATTAGGTTGCCTTCTCCTTCGTAGTTCAAGTTTTCTACTGGGATATTTGCTAACTCAACTCCGTATAGTTTAGCGTTTTCTGTTTCTAGCGTTACGTTTAAGCTAATCTCGTTACGCAAAGCATGAACTATAATAGAATCAGAATCTACTGTAATTGTAGGCTCTACTAGCTCAGAATTAAATTGTGGAAATTTGTAAGTTGCCATTTTTCTATCCTTTTAGTTCGTTAAGTTCAGCGTAAATCTTCAAAAGTTGCTCTTCCTTTTCTTCGATTAGTTCTTCTTGTGTTGGTTCATCTACTTCGATGAACTTCACTTCGACAAGCCCCTTATCGTCATAAATTTCTTCTCTTACTTGCATATTTTTAATTTTTTATAGTTGAATAAGTACTGCTGGCCAAGGGCCTTGGTCGAATGAGTTTGGTGCGCCTGGATTTGGTGCGCCAAGTGAATAGGCTCTGAAAACTGTTTTTAAAATTGTAATTATATTAGAACCCGAATATCCAACAGGAACCAAATTTTCCTTTCTTAACGCTCTTACAGTAACAGTACAATCAGCTTGAAAAGCTATCCAATAAATTTCACCCGCAGTAAAAGTAAAAGCCGTTGTTGCAGTTTTTATTCCCGTTGTTGACATATCTAAATCAGTACTTGAATACAATAAATTTCCAGGTCTTTTGTCGCCACTTGTTGGATGGTTGTTGTCGTATACCATTATTCTGCCCAATCCAGTTTGTGCTGTTTGAACATCAATTTTAAATGATGCAGTTGTAAATGTTGACATTGGTATATACTGAGTATACAAAATCTCATCAACTTGCATTGCGTGATTTTGAAAAGACCCCCCCGTTATAGCTGTGGAAGTTGGCCAATTAAACATTGTTCCAGGGTTTGGAGTTTGAAGTCCACCCGCAGAACCACCACCGCCACCAACGGTTAAGTCGCCACTACCCAAAACCGAAGTCCCGTTGATTGTTTTGATGTTTGTTGCACTTACTAAGGTGTCTTGTTTGTCATCAAGTTCATCTTGCAAATCTGTTTGAGTAGATAAAGTTCCAGTAATACCACCCCATGACGCACCGCTACCGCCCGATGCTGGATTAAAACCCGTATTTTCTCGTAAAAAAGTTCTTAGAGTTGCCTCAGTATAAGCTACTGCTGAATCGTCTACCCAGTTAGTAGAATCTGCATACGATATAATTAACTGGTCATCCTCAATAAGTCCCTCAGTTAATCTAAATACGCTGTTATATTCATCGTAAACTGTCTTACCTATTGGGAAGAGTCTTGAGTTGTCATCTGCGTCTACTGTTACTATGTAGTTTCCAGACTTGTAAATTTCTTTTGCCATTGTTTTTGTGTTTATTTTTTTATGTTAATGTTGTTCCTGATACTGTGAAAGTTCTTACTGGCATTCCCGGATATGAAGAAGTCTTACTTCTACCAAATAAATTTACATAATTCCAATTATATGCACACGCTTGGGTAGTTGGACTGTATGGATAAGAAGTACTTGCCCATATAAAACTTATCCAAGCTCCTCCGTTAAAAATATTAATCGGTGTGTATGTATGAGGCCAGACGCCGTAATTACTGATATTGTATAATTCTCTTATGTTTGCCAATCTCCATCCGCTTGTGTAAGTGCCTACTGTGTGAGCATTACAGTTACTTATCATATTATCCCATGTGTCAGAACTTAATAAATCTGCATAGCCAATTACGTTAGTTCCGTCATAAGTTGACCAATCAATTACAATTTTATTAGTATACGCAGTCCCTCCTAATTCATCTGTAAATCTATTAGTATTACCAAAAGGGTTATTACTTGCAAGAGTGAAAAAGTCTGTTGCTCTACCAGCTTCTATGTCTCCATCATCACCAGTAGCATAAGATACTGTTTGATTTGTTTTCATTAAAGTAGCCCCAACAGAACCGCCACCACCAGACGCTTGTGCTTTTATATAATAAGTCTCTTGTACCATATTACAGTTTAGTTGCGTTTAATCTTATTACAGCAGCTATATTAACGTCTACTGTTATTGCTCTACCAGCTACGATAGTATCTCCTAAAGTGTAAGCAGCTCCAGCCACTTGTATTGTAGTAGTTGGTACAGCTAGAATATTTGTAACGCTATCAATTGACATTTCAAAAGGTGCGTAAAAATCAACAGTTTGAGCGTCTACCAATTCAACTACAAACTCTGGCTTTGATTGTATGTAGGTTTTTACATCAGCAGTACTAGCTTGAATAGTAGTAAAAGAAGTGTCTATATCTCCTTGAGCTACTGCAAATAAATCTGTATCCTCTAAAGGTGTACCAGTTGGTAAGTTACTTATTCTGCTGTCTGCCATTGTTAATCTTTTTTATCGCTTTCTTTAGCTTAATTATGTTCTTTCTTTTTACTTTGTACTTAATCATAAAAACCAGTTCGTAAAATTAACGTCTTTGTCTGGGTACATATCTCCGTTACTGTTGCTGTTGTATTCTGGATATAACGTAGAATTGTTACACATATAATCTGTAAATCTCTTAGCGTAGTGTTCTGCTATGCTTCGCTCTTTGTTTACTAAAAAGTCTACTTCGTTTTTCTCTACTGTTTGCGAGTTCTCAGAGTTGTGTTTATACACTCCCTTGTTAGCGATTGTGTAAGCTGCGAAAGGTAAGTATTCCACCATTCCGAAATGTATAACCATCGGCTTAATGTAGTCAGTCACAAGTGTCAAGTAATTACCGCTAAGAGTACCAGCTACTATGTCATTATTAATCTTATCAAATAAATCAGTACCGAGATAATTTTGTATATGTATATCTTGAGCAATCTTTACAAATTGGATGAACTTATCTGTATCTACATTCCCATTTAAAGCTGTGAACTTTGCAATGTCTTTTGTTGTTATAAATAGTGCTTGTGCCATGTTATCTTACGTCTGAGGGTAAATTTTCATTATTAGGGCTAAAGCCTTTTAACGGCATATCGTTTGGCTTCATAGAAACCTGTCTTTCGTTTACTGGATTATATCCAAACTTTCTAGCTTTGCCAGTACTTACTGTTGGAGCTAATGGGCTGTTAGCGTCAATCGTTCTTGACTTAGACATATAAGTACGTCTTTCCCACTTATGACGGCATCTAGGACCGCCCTTATATAACCATATTGAGTAGGTATCTGCTCCGAACTCTCCAAAACCTTTGTTTACTACTTGAGTTCCTCCCTCCTCAGGAGTTCCCATCATCATAATGTCCTCTTTTCTGTAAATCTTATTTGAAGCCATCATTTTATTACAGAACTCACGCTGTCCAGAGCCTTCTCCTACATACTTGTACCTTACTTTAAAGTAGTTACCATCTACTTGCTTGTCTTGTGCGCTCTGTGCGTTCGGTCTAGCCGTTCCAGTACTCGCTAATTTTATAAGAGCGTTCTTTACTTTGTCGATTGTAGACTGTCCAAAGTCGTTGAACTGTCTGTCTAGCTCTTCCTCTTCATCGTAGTTAACTTCTCTTGAGTCTATTAATTCCCAGTCATCGCTTTCCTCTTCTCCTAAAGTGTCTAAGAAGCTGGTAAGTTTAGTATTATCTTCCAGTACTGTTTCTACTTCTTCTCTTGTCTGTAAAAGGTTAAGATTCTCAAAGTATAGTTTTAAAGATATTCCGTTAAATGCTAGTATCTCATCAATTGCATCTATTAAAAGCTCTTGGTGTGGTTTTACTGTTTGATTGTAAAAGAACTTTGTAGCTACTTCTATCTCGTCACCATTAGAACTGAAACCGCTGTTTGCTGTCGTTATTCCTACAATCATTGGACTAACTACATTATGGTTATTTAGTATCTTAGCTTGTGCCTCAGTACTCAAATAAGTGTAGTGTTCTGGTGCGTTGTTTAGTGGTATATCTTCAACTGTTGTTTTCTCTTCTTGGTTATCGTTGAAAGCTATAATTACTTTATCTCCTTGGGCTCCAGTTAACTGTCCTTTTACTTTGTTAGCTATCAGTCTCTGTTGTTCTTCGCTTGGAGTACCGCTGTTAAAGTTAACCACCTTAGTTCCAGAGAAGCCGTTTTGAGTATCGTTAATTAAGTAATTGCTTATCTCTTCCTCAAGTACACAATAAGGTATACATGCTTGGTAGTCTACTTCTGAGAAGTATTTAAGGTCAATTGAGTCTTTACCGTAAACCAAAAACTCAATAGGCTCTTTTGAAGTTCCGAAAGCTGGTATTCTTTTAGGCGGAAACTTTTTAGTATCTGACCAATTATCTGAATAGTAGTAAGCCTCTATTTCTCCATCTTCGTTACATTTAGCTGGGCGAACGTGTTTAGTCTTTACAGCTTCAACTCTAATTACCTTAGTGTGCTTTTCATCGAAAATACATTGTAACACTCCACAGCCTAACATATACTCGTTTAAGGCTAAAGCTCGTAACGTCTTAGGCTTAAAAAGTGACTTCATCTGTGCGAACTCATTTGGCTTTTTTGAAGCGTTTGAAGCGTTCAATCCTTTGCCGTAAATTAACCGAGCTACGTTATTGATAATTGAGTTGTTCGTTGTACTGTTTTTGTATCTGTCAATTAAAAAATCATAGTGAAGATTGTCAATCCCATATTCTACCCAGTCATTTTTTGAATCTTCTATAATGTCTGGCTGTGAATAGGTCGAAAGTTCTAAAATATGTATGTTCTTTTTGTCGCTCATTAGTCAATAATTACAAATTCGTTATTTGTTTCATTCTGTACATACTCATCTTTGTTAATAGTGTAGTCTTTTACTACTTGGTTTGTGCAGAATATTTTGTCTTTATATACTACGTCTGTGCCGTTTAAAACTTTGAGAGTATAAAACCTACCTTCTACGAGAGTAAGTACCTCAGAAACGCTTAAATAGTATCTGTCTACTACTGGAGTAATAGCTATTGTGTCGCTTGTGTTCTCTGCTTCATCAGTTATAACCATACTATCTGCGCTTAAAGTTCGTGGTATAAACTTAAACGATTGAGATAGTAAAGACTCACGTAGTATTATCATACTTATATAACTAAAAAAAAAGAATTTGTTTTAAATAAAAAAACCCCTACCAAAAGGTAGAGGCTTTAAAAGATTGTTTTGTTGATTATGGTGTTGGTACTTCTACAACATTAACCCCAGCGTCTGCAAGTGCAGCTTGAGTAGTTGCTTCAAAGAAATTTGCAGGCACTCGCTCTTGTGCAGTAAGAGTGATATTGTATCCTGAGGCGTCTCCCATAGCAGCCCCTGTTGAGATAGTTCCACCAGTTACCTCTGCTCCATGTTCTAGTCCACAGTAAAAGAAATTGTTGTTATGGTCTTTTACAATGATATGAGGACGTCCGAAAGCCATTAATTTAACTTCTTTATGAGTAGCTAAATCTTGCTTCTTTAGAGACAAGTTCAATACTTGCTCGAAGAAAGTAGTACCGTTATCTCTTGAGCTTGTAATAGTTTGCTCGAAAGAAGACGTACCTTTTAATTCGTATTTGTAAGCGTTAATAGTACTAGGTGTATTATTCAAATAATCTATAACGTCAGTATTAGTTGCGTTGTAGCCAATATCTTCTACTGGCGCATCGTCAAAATTGATGAAGTAAACGGCATCCAATCCACCTACTACATCTTTACATGGCTCTATTCTGCCTAATGATAAGTCACATGACATATTTTTAAAGTTTTATATAAAAAAAAGGGAAGGCATTTTACCTCCCCTTTTCTTATTGGTTAATAATTAATTCTTAGATTCCGTAAGTTACAACGTCACCAGCGAAAGCGTACTGAACTCCAGCAGTCATGCGCATAATTACACGTACATTCTGAGAGCCATCCAAATTACTCATATCCAGTACTTTAACTTCTTGTGAATCAGAAGCCAAACCAGTACCGAAGTATAAGTTATCTTTAGTAGTACAGATAGCTGTATCGTCAGACATTCCGTTACACATGAACAATGGAATACCATCGAACATTAAATCTCCGAATGATTGGTTGTTACCTTGTGCGTTAACACCAGCAGCTCCAAGTCCGCTACCTCCGAATCCACCAAGTGAACGAACGTAAGCTCTGTAAATATTAGAAGAAACGTAAAGAGTAAGTCCTTCAACTCCGTACAAACGTGTAGGAATTGCGTCTACTACTTTTCCAAGTTCAGCTATTACCGTAGCAGCGTCAACTCCCGAAGCTATTGCTGCGATTTGCTGTCCAGCTGGAAGCTCTGCGTCTGCTGCTAACAAAGTTTCGAACCCGTCGAATTCTCCAGCGTTAGCGTTAACTCCTGACCAAATATTTTGCTCCATCTTACCAGCTACTTTAGCTGCTACATGTCCGATTAAGAAATCAGCGAAAGATGCTGGAAGCTCATCGAATGCAGAATATCCCATTTCGATTGCATCCCAATCTTCTCTGAAATCTGCCTTACAAAGTTGCAAGTTAACTTGGAAAGTTTCTGGCTCAAGAATCTTCTCGTCCAAAGTAAGTGAAGAAGTTGCTTCAAAGTCACAAGAACCATTTGCTAACAAGTCTCCAGTAGATACTCTTTTCAATACTGACTTGTACTTTACGTTTGGTTTTACTGTAATACCACCGTTCTCGATAGTGTTAGCACTCAATAGTGCTGCTGCTACATATCCAGCTGCTTTTTCTCCAGCGTATGTAGTTGTAATTGTTGTTGCTGTTGCCATTTTTGTTGTTTATTAAAAAAATTATTATTTATTCAATTTTGCTATTTTGCTCATTACAGAATCAGTAGTACCTCTCTTTCTTTTGTTTCCGAAAGTGTGTAGTTTTACTTCTGCTTTTGGCTCTGGATTGTGAGTGATAGGCTTAACCTCTGAAAGCTCTACTTCCTCAGAAGCCTCTTCTTCTACCTCTTCAACTTTTGTTGATGCTTCAAGCTGTGATTTAAGCTCTGTAATTTCAGCAGTCAATGCCTCGATTAGTGCGCTTTCTTTTGAGAACTTAGTTTCTTTAACTACCGACTCAATGATAGATTTAGCTGGTCGTACTTCCTCAGAAGCCTCAACTTCCTCTGCTGGCTCTTCTGTAACTTCCTCTGCTACTTCTTCTGTTGGCTCTTCTGCTTCTTCTTCAACTTCTACCATTTCAGATATAACTCCTTCTTCTGCTACTTTAAACGCTCTACCATCTTCAAGTTCGTAAGCCTCGCCCTCTCCAGATACTGGAACTGGGATAAGTTGCTCGTCTTCTGTTTTTACCATTACTGCTGCACCAGCTTCGAAGTCTGGAGTAGCTTCAATCATTGTAACGCCATCTTTCAACTTAGCCTCAGCAAGTTTAATCTCTTCAGCTTTCAAGCCTACTGCTTTTAAAATTGTGTTTATTTGCTCTTTCATTTGTTGGATATTTAACTATATAACTATTTATGTTTTATTTGTTTTATTTTTATCCGCTTACGTTGATAATAGTACGCTCAGTATTTACGTTTACAACATTGCTCACGCCTTGATTAACTAGCGAACCTATACGCTGTCCAGTTAACTTTTCGTACTCCTCTGCTGTTAGCTTTGTAGCGTATTTATTTTTACGTCTCATTTACTTAGATTCAATAATATTTTTAATCTGTTCTACTATGTCTTTAAGTTCAGACTTATTGTCTATTGACTTGAGTTTATCAATAGCCCAGTTAATACCAGAAGCTCCACCCCATCCAAGCCAAGCTACTCTACCTTTATCTTTCCATGGAGTATCTTTGAACTCTTCGCTGACTTCGGCGTTTTTTTCGTGACGTTTGAACGATGCCATTCTAGCGATTGTATCTCTTGTGATATTTTCTCCCTTTGCTAATTGGTTTGCACGAGTCCAGCCGATACGTGTCATTCCTTGTACCTCATCTCCGTACTCATCTCTCCACTTCAAAACTTTCTTAGCGTTATTCTTTGCGCTTTGTGGATAGTCGTTATAGCTTTCTAGTTCTACCTCTTCATTCATTTGCAAAGCCTCAAAGCCTTGAAAGATTGCCTCTATACTGAAACCTTTGTAAGTACCATCTTTTGCTTTGCTGTATTCTGAGTCGCTTAGCGACATCATTACCACCCATTCTCCACCTTTAGGCTCAAGTCCGTACATATTAGCCTTATCGTTATCTTTGTCCTCTACTATCCAGCTCTCGATTACGCAGCAGTCTTTTACTGGCTTTTCGTGTTCACTTGTTACGTTGTTAAGGTTTAAGTTCTTCATGTAAAGAGCAGCAGCCTTTGCTACTGTTTCTTTTGACATTATAATATTGAACTGCTTACCATCTTTTACTCTAGGTATTTCAAGGTCTGGAATTAAAGCGTATCCTACTACTACTTTTCTCTCTTCATCAATAGTCTTTAATTCTACTGTAAACTTGTTAGGGTCTTCCTCAGATAGTGCTATAAAGTCCTCCATTATAGCTGGATTTTCTACTAGCGAAATTGCGAATACTCCATCTTCGTCTTCATCTT